GGTCTAAAGCGCATGTGGGACTCGTTGAACGCCGAAGGTGTTGCTCTCCGTAAGCGCGAAGATGAGATTACGGAGAAGATTGAGAAGGGTCAGAAGGTGATGGAGAAGTACTCTCCTGCCGAGCGTACCCGTATATTCAATATGATGCTTGACACCACTGTTGAGCAGGTTGAAGTCCTCGATCTTGTTGATAAGAGTCGTGGTATTGAATGGAAGGCTAAGAAGGATCATCCGCTGTACAAGGAGTTTATGGCTCTTGCGAAGCGTGATCCGGCTGTATTGGAACTGTACAAAGATCTTCGTCTTGCATACCTAGACTATGCGTTGGGTATCGAGAAGGTCATGCAGCAGTACCTTACTCCGACTGAGTGGCAGAAGATCCAACTTGAGATCAACAAACGCCGCCTGCCTGTGTATTTGCCCTTGTTCCGTACGGGTGACTACAAGTTGACCTATACCGACAAGAACGATCAATACGTGTCACGTTTGTTTGGCTCGCCCCGCGAGCGTGACTTGGCTGCTGAAGAAGCGCGACGTGCTGGTGCTAAGGACATCAATCCCACTGTACGCGAAGACTTCAGTATGAAGGGCGTACCTCCGACCAGTTTCTTCGGGGAAGTTGTAGGCACGTTGCGTAAAAACAAAGTGCCAGAAGATGTCGTGCGTCAGGTTTTTGACACGTACATGGACTACCTCCCGAACAACTCTGTTCTTCAACTATCACGCAAGCGTGAAGCAACCGCTGGTTACGAGCCGGATGTTCTGCAAGCCTTTGCTAATGTCGGAAGCAGTTACGCTCGTCGCTTGACGAATATGGAGTTTGTTCCTCGGATTGCTGAGGATCAGGAGCAGTTCAAGGTTGAGCTTGCGGAAAAGGTTGGGGATGGGAGCATCAACCCGGATGTTGCTGCGGATCTTAACGGTACGGTACAGAAGCAACTGGACTACTTCCGTAATCCGAACCTGAACAACTGGGCGAGCAAGCTTGGCTACTTCAGTTACACCATGTATCTGGGTGCCAATCTCTCAACGGCTATCGTCAACGTGCTTGATGTCCCAACCGTCACGCTGAGCAGACTAGGCGGTACGTACGGCTTTGCTAAGTCCTCCGCTGCCCTGACGAATGCGTCTAAGCTGTTCTTTGCAAAAAATAAATCTCCCGAGATCCAACAAGTCATCGACCGTGGACTTGACTCAGGCGTGGTGCGTGAGCAGCGTCTTCGGGATATTGCCGAGTTCAAGAATCTGGACTCCAAGTATGCCCGTATGAAAGCGGGTGTGGATCGTGTTGTGAACTGGGCTTTTGCTAAGTCCGATATGTTCAACCGCGAGACTGCCCTAATTGCTGCGTACCAACTCAGCAAAGCCAAGCGCGGTAAAGTTGCTGACGGTGAGTTTGATCCAGAAGCGTTCAACGATGCTAAACGTAGCGTCTATGACATCTATGGTTCTTCCTTCCCGAAGGCTGGACCGCCGATCATGCAGAATGGTCTTGCCCGTACTGCTTTGACGTTTAAGCAGTTTGCTATCAACCGTATGTTGCTACTTACCAACGCGATACGCGAAGCCGGTAAGGGCGAGTCCAAGGAAGTCCGAGATGCCGCTCGTAAGGAGTTGATAGGCTACTTCGGTACTGCGTACGTGTTTGCTGGCGCTCAGGGTATGCCGCTTGTCGGTGCTGGCATGACTATCGTATCTGCCCTGAACGGTATCTTTGGTGATGATGACGAGCCATATGATCCGGAGTTCGCGCTTCGTGAAGCGATTGGCCTCTTCAACTACAAGGGACCCGTCAACTATTTGACAGGCGTAGATATCGCCAGCCGTACTGGATGGACTGGCATGTTCTGGCGTGAAGATCCGAAGCGTATGGCCGAGGTTGGTCCGGTTACGTACACCATGGAACAGTTCCTTGGCCCTGCGTACTCGTATGCAGTAGGCGTCCCGCGAGCGTTTGATTACATGGAGAACGGCCAGTACGGTCGTGCGTTTGAGCAGGTTGCTCCTCGTGCTATCGGCAACATCCACAAGGGCATCCGGTACGCTACTGACGGTGCGAAGACTGCTAACGGTATTCCGCTTGTAGAAGATGTAGGCGCATACAACCAGTTCATGCAGTTGTTCGGTTTCCGTCCGTCAGACGTTGCCGAGGCTGGAGAAGAAGCCGGTGCTGCCAAGCGTATGGAGAGCAAGATCTTCGAACGCCGTAACGGAATCATCGAACGTGCTGCTCTGGCACAACTTAGCGGAGATGCTGACGGGTTTAGGGAAGCGGTGCTGGAAGCCGCCAACTTCAACCAGAAGAACCCCGGCAAGCCCATCTCGTTTGTCACGCTAAACCGCGCCATCAAGCGCCGTAGAGACAAGATTGCCCAGTCTGTGAACGGTGTCACTGTGGATCGTAAACTGGCTATGCAGATCTACGGGGATTTGGGCATCGACCCGATGCAGTAAAAAGGACCCCTGCCGAAGCAGGGGTCAACTCCTAGACAGGAGAACTAGAGTGCGTGGTGATTGTAGGGTCTACCCTCCAGACTCGCAACCCATACACTCCGTTCTCGATAACTTCTTTACACAACACCTCTACCCTTAGCCGTCGAGCTTCCTGTAGCACCTGCCGTTTCATATCTCTACGGTCAATGCACGGGATAAAGAACGACGAACCGGGTACGAACTTATGCCACTGAATCAGTACTGGCAGGTTGTGTATCTTCATCGTCGGGAGTAAGAATCAGTTTCTCGTTGAAGAACTCCAACTTAGTTGTGTCGAACCAAAGGCAAGTAGTTTGTGTCTTGGTATCGGCCGACGTTCCGGCGAGCATACGTTTGCGGTTAGTTATCTTGCCACCCGGGTGCATTATGAGCGCCTTGCTCTCAATGTAGGGCTTCAGCGTCTCGTCGAAGTTCATTGAACTCTTGTTGATCTCCTGACGGTAGGCGTCAGACGACACGTACAGGATCTTGGTGTCCGGCTCGTAACGCATTGTTAGTGCATTACGTGGCTCCTTAATTGGGCCCTGCTCCAGTCCAGTGCGCTTATCCAATCCTGCGTTGATAACCAGAATCTCGTTGAAGTGCCGCCCCATAAACACGCCCAAGAACTCATCACCATCGGCCATGTACTCACGACTCTTGATACGGGTCTTCTTAATCAGGTCGATACCGAAGTCAAACACCGGCTGTACTGGGATATCATGCAGTCCCAGTTTCTTGGATATCAATCCACCCGTCACAGCCAAGGCCACGATAAGGCTCCAGTACCGTTCTGACGGTCGTATTTTTGCAGCGGCGTCTACCCTGTTGCGGGTCTTTTCCAACAACTCCTTTACTTCTGGAAGTTGCGCCAATAACGCCCTGAAGTACGGTTCGGCTGCAAGACCGTAGTTGTCCTTCAGTCGTTCGAAGTGGGTACGCGACCACGTACCGTCCCGGCCTTCCTCCTGCTCTACGTGGATCTCCAGAATGCGCTTCATCTCGCCGTCTGGGAACGACTTCATGGCCAGCAACACGTCCGTCACGGCTCGATTGGATGACGAGATCACACCAGTCTGGAACTTGGTGTTGTTAGTGCGCTCCCGATTCTCATGCTGCATGAGGCGATTCTTGGCGCGTCCAGAGGTAACGTCGTACACCTGCTGGGACATCTGATCGGCTGGCATGTTCGTGATCTCGTCCATAGTCACAGCCAAGTTCTGCATGACACCCATACGGTTCATACGGGAGTTGTAAGTATCTTTCGGAGCGAGGGCCAATTCCTTCGGACGACCGTAGATACTGTTGATGGCATGTAAGATCGTTGTCTTACCTGTACCGGACTCACGGCTGACCAAGTTGACCAAGAACCCTTCTAGTCCGGTAAAGCGCATTAGTGGTGTACCGAATCCCAAGAAGAACGCAAGCGCTCTGTATTCCATGCCGGGAGTGGCGTAGTGGTTAATAATGGACTTCCATGTTTCTAAGTCACCCTTCGTCTGGAAGAACGGAATGGTCGTGATGGTCGCCCCTGACGGTGGACTATATACCGTCTCAGTAGCGCGGATCTCACGGTCGCCAATAATGACCGCTGAATCGTCATCGACCCAACCGAACTGCCGGTGTGCTTTCTCTGCTTTCTCTTTCAACATAAGTGCGTCAATCCAATCTGTTACGTACTGCATCAAGTGATCTTGCTTCTTACCAAGCACAACTATGCCGTGCGAGGCTACAAGCGTCATGAACTTCTCTTTCGATATAGATGTTGTGGTCGGCATGATGAAGTCCCGAACCCCGTCCATGGGAGTGTGGAATCGCAACAACAACGTATCGCCTAGATCGGGATCAACCATGCGCTTCACAACATAGAAGTCGTGCTTGAAGATCAGTTCGTCTACTTCGACTTCCTCGCCATCCTGCGCCTCCTTTTTGGTCTTCCTGTAGATGCCGCCGTTCTTACCTCTGAAGAACGGGAACGGATACTTGGGGATGGTGTACTGTTTCTCTTCCTTCGTTATCTCTTCGATTTCTACAACTACGTTGTCTTCCGGGGTGGCTTCCACTACCCGTTCAGCCAGCGCAATAGGCGTCACGATCTTGTGGGGGCAACCCTCACAACCCGTAGGATTCAGAAGACGAAACCTCTCGCAGGTGTACGGGCCGTTCGTCCCGTTGGCCATCTTCTCCGTGTGTTCAGCCGAGTACCCGGAGTGACCTTGAGATATGACATGGATAGCCTTGTCACGGTCGGAACACTTCTGGGCAATACTCAACCCACCCCGCCACATATCGTATGACAGGGTTTCTCGTTCGTTGTAGATGTGTGCGATCTGGGCACAGCCCTTACCCTCCAGTGATGCCACCAAAAGGTCTTTGAATTTTGCAACCTTGTTGCCCATCAGGGACAACGTAAGCGGGTCAAGTTGTTGCTTGTAACTCTGCTTATTTAAGCCAGCGAGAATGTCGAAACTTGGTTCAAGAAGTTTCTCTACGTCGGCATAGTCCAGTTCGGGGGCAGCGTACAGAACCTCAACCGGGATTGGGTTAGTAGGATCCTTTACGTGCATCGTCCCCGGAATACGGAGAATGCGAGCCGCCTCACCAGTAACGACCGGATCTACTTCGAACTTGTGCTCTACGCAGAGAGCCTTTAGTTTTTCCGCATGTCCCGTCCACTTCTCGCGTGGTAAGGATTGCTTGCAGACCCAATAGATATGGGCACCCGTACCAGACTTAACTACAGTCGGGCGGGGCAATCCAGTTACCTTGCAGAACGCACGGAGTGCGAGCATACCCTCACTCAGATCAGTGAATGGCTTGCCCGGACCGCAGTCGAGATCTATATAAAACGACTTTAAGGCAACAGCGTTCTTGGTTGTACGGCGTCCCTCTGGGCCATACTTCGCCATACCATAAAATGCGTTGTACGTCTTATCTACAAACTCGTCAGCGTGGTCGCAGATTTCATCAATGCTACCTACAAAGCGTTGGACGACATCCTTGTCGTCACCATCTTCCTTGATGCCAACAGTACAGTAGGACTCACCCTCATCTAATGGTGGTAGTACGAGGGCAAGAAAGTCCTTACGTGAAAGCATAGCCGTCCTCAAAAGCCGTCAAATAGAGTGGGCAGGGGCAGACGGCAATGCCCTTTTCGGTAGCTAACCTAGCCCATCTACCGCTAAGCTAATTTGTCTATTAGCTTTTCAACCTGAGTTGCGTATTTGTAAGACACATCGCGCTTACCGATAAACCATGAGTACACAGTTGGTCGGCTCACGTTCAGGTACTCGGCAACATCCGTTACTGGGATGTTCAATCTGACGCATATCTTGGCGAGTTTGACTCCCAAGAAAAACGGATTAGCGTCGTAGATCGCCTGAACCATCAGTGTCGAGTAGCCCCGGGATGCCATTAGTCATCCCAATCAGCGAGGATCTTCGACAAGTCTGGCTTACCAGCGGCGGCTTCTTCGGACTTCTTGGAGACACGCTTTACCGGCTCGGGAGCGTCCTCTTCAACCTTAGCGGCTTCCTGCACTGGGGCAGCGATTGCTTTGGCCTTCGGCTTAGTACCGTCTGCTTCAGCCACAGTCATCGTAATGGCTCGCTTGGCAGCGTCAGTAGCGCCTTGATCAATAGCGCGTTGGTGCTGTGCAGCATCCAAGAAACTTACTGGCTTGAAGTTGATCTTCGGCGTCGAACTGTTCGTGTCGAACCGCATCTCGGTGACGACCGCCGTGATCGGAATACCCTTACCACCAAGGAACTTAGCGTAAGACTGGAGCGGCCACTTACCGGCAGCACCTTCACCAAAGATGGAGGTAGAAGGCAACGTCAACTGGAAGATGTCTCCACCGATGTCATTTGCCAAAGCGACAGCAATACGCTGGCTGTAGCGGCAAGCGCGACTAGTACCCGAACCGGAACCGGCCATGTTCATCGGGCAGTCAAGGCATCGCTTGGACTGCGGGGACGCAGCCTTGGCATCTGGCACCTCACCATCGGCAGACCAGCAATCAGGGGCGACGATCTCACCACCCTCCTGATACTGCTGTGCGTAGTAAGTACGAGAGACCTTTGGGGCCGCGTTGACAATAACAACATTAAGATGGCGGTCTTCGTTCTGGGCCATCTCCTTACCGTTGACCATAAGTCGCCACACACCGCCCTTGATGGAGATGCGCTTGACAGCCGTGCCACCACCGCTACCCATGAGGGCTTTGGTAGTGTCGTCAACTTTCAGGGTCTTGAGATAGTCTGGAAGCCCTGAATCCAGCATAGCGAGATCAGTACTCATATGCGCTCCTTAGCGTTTCACAATTACGATAGTCGGGTTGATGTCTGCCTGTAACCCGGGCGGGTGAAGGTTTGGGTTCTCTTCAAGGAACTGCGCCATATTATTGTTGTTAATACGGTGCTGCATAAGCGAAAAGGCGTCGTTCTCTTTGATAAATCTGAAGAACGAATCCCAGTCGCTAGTCCAGTAATGTTTGTTGGCACGCCGTGAGATCGTACCGTGTTGTGTGCGGATAGTGGTAGCCCCTTGGTCTTTGCAGATCTCAAGCAACTGCTCAGTAATAACGTCGAGTTGTGCCTTTAGATCTTCGTCTTTTTTGGCCAACTCTCTACGTGCCTCACGAATCTTCACGTAGACTTCCGCAAGTTTTTCAGCGTTCATTGCACTCATATATTCTCCTTGTGGGTCTAAGAATTTATAGCATCTTCTTTACACTGTCAAGCAATTTCCTCAATAAAATTTCGATAGAGTTCGATCAACTTGGTATGCACGTCCAACTTCTGAGACAGCATCTTGTATATGCGCTTCTCAACCGGACTGCCCTGCAAGTGTACTACCGTACAGGGATGATGTTGACCCGCACGGTGGACACGAGCGTTTGCTTGCAAATAAGTCTCAATAGACGTTATCGGACCCCACCAGACAACCACGTTGGCTGCATGTAGCGTGACACCATGTGCAGCCGCTTGAGGCTGAATGACAAGCACTCGCGGCTCCGTAGTCTCTTGAAATTTCTTGAATATTTCGGAGCGTCGGCTAGCCGGTACTGCGCCATTGATGATCTCACAAGATATTTTATTAGCCTCCAGTTCCTCGGCAATGATCTCAATAGCATGACGATATGGAACAAAGATGATTACCTTCTGGCTTGCCTCTTCGATAACCTCCAGTAACGCCTCCATTCGGTTCCGCGCATCGAACGACACCACCTCACCACTATCCGAGTAGACCGCGCCACACGACAACTGGAGCAACTTGTTCAGGCTTGCCGCAGCATTGACCGCCGTGATCTCCTCACCCGCAGCAATTGTCAACATCTGTTTACGAATCTCTTCGTAGTAGGCTTTCTGCTGCTTGGTCAGCGGGATGTCACGCATGACGTAGGTCATCTCAGGCAGATCCAGACACTCGTCCTTGGTGAACCGAATCGCAGGTTGCAGTGCCTCGTGGACAATCTGTTCTGATTGCGGCCTTGGCACCCACTTAAACTGCGTGATTTTAGTCAGCACCCTGTCCCGGAATGCACCGAAAAACTTAGGAATGTTGTTCGGATTAACAATCTTGGCAAGTCCGTAGGCATCCGTGGGGGACTGCGCCGCTGGCGTACCTGTCATCATCCATACCCATGTCGATGGAGTAAGTATCGAGTTCAATACCTTCCATCGCTTTGTGGATACGTTCTTATAGGCGTTAGCCTCGTCGATGATGATCAGGTCAAACCTGTTCTTGATCACCGCTTCCTTAACGATATCCAGTCCGTCAAAGTTACAGATAACAAAGTCTGCATCGCCCTCCACGGCTTTGATACGTTTCTCTCTGGAGTAACTATGGGCGATAGCGCACGTACGGTGCGTAGCAAACTTGAACAGGTCGTTCTCCCATGCGGATTGCATGATCGACAACGGACACAGCACAAGCGCACGCCGCACTAGCCCTTGCTTCATCAGGTAGTCAGCAGCCCAGATAGCAGATGCCGTTTTACCCGTACCCTGCTCGTTAAAGCAGAAAGCCCGTCGATGCAGAGTCAGGAACGATGCCGTGGTGTACTGGTGCTTGAACGGCTTCTGAAGTCCAGACCATGCGTAATCTCGCATAATTGGCGAGGGCACATCTTTCAGCCGCAAGTTCTTCAGGATCTGGGCCTCTTCTAGGCCCCACTTCACAAGCACATCAGTATCGTTCAGTTGCTTTGCTGTACGGATTGCAGACGTAATACGCCCCGGTTCACGCACTCTAATTAGCAACGCTTTGTTATCTATAATCTGCATTAGGCAGGTTTCCGATCCTTCTGACGTTTGTACGAACGGTTCGCGTGGACGCTAGTAACTTTCAGATTGGTGGCTTTGGTTGACCCGCCCTTGCTGAGCGGAACCTTGTGGTCAACATCTTTACCGTCGCCTTTACGTACGCGCCCGGCTTGCATCATCTTGGCGCGAGCAGAGTTACGCTTAGCGCGGTTCTTGACCTGTTCAGGTTTGCCTTGGTAGTTGTCGTATTCACGACGGTAGTCACGAGCCATGTGTACCTCCTAGCGCACCATTAACTTCGTGCGCTTCCTTGATAAGTTTCAGCATGTTGAAAAAGTCGGTGTGTTCAATACCACCATGAATCTTGATAACGACCATATCAATATCTTGTTCATAGTCTGCGATGCACCCTCCAGACTTATCAAACAGAGAAATTGAAATGGGATTACCACTAGCATTCTCTATACCAATTACAAATTCGTCTTGGTTACTCCCAGTATTTGTTGTCGGGTAGTAATATTGGTAATCGTGAAATCCCGGTGTATCCATGCCGGACTCACTCAACTTAACTTTTATATCTGACATCTCTATCTCCCGTTATGTGTGCAGTCTTTAACCGGACACCACTTCTTGCACGTGAAGTTGGGCCGGGGGTTCCATACGTTTACTTCAAACGCCTTCTCTAGCTGTGCCGTATTGGTCAGCCAACGCTGCCAGTACACATCAGTCTGTCCGGCATCGAAATCGCCTTTCACAAAGTCGTTGGCCACTACGAACAGCAGCCCACCCTTGACCCGCTTGACCTGCGGGAAGTGCTTGAAGACTGCCAGCGACAGAATCTCCAACTGCTTCGTATCAGCATGTTTAGACGACTTGCCAGTCTTGTAGTCCACGATTTTTGCAGAGTCACCATTTAGGATGATCAAATCTGCTACGCCACGCCACCACACACCTTTGTCGAAAAACTTGCAGGGTTCCAGATTCTTGGTCAGCCCCATGCGGTACTCGCACAACTTCTCGCCTTCGTAGGCTTTCAGTTTCAGTAGCGACGGCTCAATAAACTTGTACTTCTCGGGGATCGGTGTGCCCTTGCCGATGAAGTCCTCGGCGGCTTTGTGAACGTCCAGTCCATACACAAGGTGGTCACTTAGCGGCTCCTTGATATCTTTCTTTACCTTCAACCTGTAGTACTTGTGAGGGCACTGGTTGAACAGATCTAGCGACGAATATGACCATGTGTATGAAACTGACATCAGCAATCCCCGTAACTTTTACCCATGCCTGACTCGCAGTTGAGTGGCAGAGTAGATGCCCATGACGGTCGCCACCGCATACACTCTTCCACATACCTCTGCGCTTCTTCGGCTTCCGCTTCAGGAGCGATACAGGCAATAGCGTCATGTACCGTGAGAACCACTTTGTACCTTTTTGAAATCCGTAACATTTGTTCCGCGATTACACATCTTGCCACGGCTTGGCAAATGTTTTCAACAACCTTGCCACCATAGATCTTGACCGTGCCACGCCTAGTCCAGTACTCATACTGAGCCTTCCCTTCGGCGTCTTCGACTCTCTTCAGCCCTTCGTACCGCTGCCACAACCCACTAGGCAACTGGAACCCGTATTCGCGGGGGTCAAACAACACAGCGTCAACCACACCAAAGTCAGCAGCCTTCGCTGTCGGGATGGACTCAATGCACTTCTGGCCTTGTCTCCATAGTGCGGGGATGGTCGGGTAGGTGCGCCGGTATACGTCGATGATTCGTTTGCACTCGTCGAGATCGGTATCGACACCGAACGTCTTCAACTGCAACTGAAACTTTGCAGCCCCCATCCCATACCCGGCTCCGAGAATCGTGGTCTTACCTACGAACCGCTGATCCTTCGTAACCTCTTCGACAGGTATGTTGTAGATAGCCGATGCCATGATCTTGTATACGTCTTCACCCTTGGCAAACGCATCGACTAGATCCTGCTGTCCTGCAAGCCAAGCCACCGTACGGGCTTCGATCTGGGAGGAGTCACAGTCTATGATGACGTAACCCTTCGGTGCAGTAATCGCGGCCTTCAGTCTCCCTGCGTTAGCCCCACGAGAAGGTAGGTTCTGCAAGTTAATCTTGTCGTCCCCGCCCCACCGTCCGGTGTGCGCTGCGTAGTACTTGATGGGTACCGGCAAACTGCCACGTAGGGCGATGTCTATAAACCTCTGTGTACGTGACTCTTCAAGGGTGGTCTTGGTCCCCAGTCTCGCACCAACAAGGGTCTGGACTCGCGGGTCCGGATGGCTCAGTAGTTCCTTGAACCCTTCGTCGGTCTTGGCAAACGCCCACGCTTCCTTACCTGTACGGGCGCTTATCTTCTTCGGTGGTTCCACGCCAAGGCTCATAAGCAGTTCTGCAAACTTGTCATTACTCATCAGCGTATCGCGGTCTGCTTGTGCCGCTGCGAGCAACTTGGCTTTCTTGTCCTTCACCGAGACAAGATGGGATTCCAACAAAGGGAGATTCAGTTCCAGCGTAGGCTCAATGAACATACGCAAGGTAAGATCTATTACCTTGAGTTCTCCTTTAGGAAAGTCTTCAACAAGCCTACTAAAAAGATCAGTGGTAAGGCGAACATCATTAATACAATAATTAGAATACTTAGCGAGATCTTCGCTAGAAAAATCAATACGCCGTTTCCCAAGCGCGTTAACAACTTCATTGCCTTTCTCTCCAAGGTTGTACCGTTCGGCCAGAGCCTTGAGACTTCCCCCCGCTTCCACGCCATGCTTAGCCCTCGCCATGCACAGTGTGTCTAGCCATCCCTTCGGCTTGATATTGAATACCCATGACATGATCGCCCCGTCGAACTGGGTGTTGTGTGCCAGTACGAGTGAGTTAGACCAGTCAAACTGATTGAGCCATGCTGCGGTTTCTTTCTGTGTGCCACTAAACCACTCCGGCGAATCGTCATCTACAGCAACAGCCACCCCTATTACTTCAAAGCGGTCGTCACGGATGTACTCCTCCGTGGTCATCTTCGACAGGGAATAGTCCTTGTCGTAATACGTTTCAAAGTCTACGGTTATCATTTCTTTTTTACCGATCTTGCGAACAGCCAACCTTTGCCCGTCTCTACGTACCCGGCTGCGGCCAACGCTTCTACAGACCTACATCCACCAAATTCGTATTGGTGTGCCCTGAATGATTCGGGGGTTGCGAACTTACGCTTGCACTCAGTACATCTTCTCTCTCGTTTGATTATTGTCACGTCTTGCTTCCTCTAGTTCTTCTCTCAAATGCCTAATCTCGTGGTAACACTGCCACAGTACGCTGCCCACTGTTAAGAACTTGAATTCTGTAGTTGTAGACTTGTCGTTTATCTCATTTGGGAGCGCACGAATTAAGTCCAATATGTCATCTTCAACTGCCACGTTTCTTTCTCCGCTTTCGCATGGTTCGTTGTGTCTCGTGCCAGTGGAGGATTCGGTGGCAGTTTGAGCATAACGGTATGCACTTGGTTTCGGCTTCCTTGATCGCTTCTTGTACATTAGATTGTTTGACCGCTAAATAATTGACGGATCGCTTACCTTCTTTGATTACGTGATGAAAGTCAATAATCGCAGGGTGCTTCTTCCTGCAATGACTACACCGCTTCTCTGACTTGTATGCAATCCACTCTTGTCTGGATTTGTCTTTGTTGGTCTTAGCTTTCTTGATTAGATGTTTCTTGTTCTTCTCGTAGTACCTCTTTGAATATAGTTTTTGCTTACTTTTACGTACAACTGGATCTTTAAACCCCATCTTATAACCTCTTACGCCAGTACAACGCTCTTGCAAACGAGTACGGAACCTTCGGGGTGTACAGTCTAAATCCGCATGAGATCAAGTTGTTGGCGCTAGGTATGTTGTCGGTGGTGTCCGACACAGCCCATTTATACCCATGCCTTCTAGCCCATTGGATTCTCAATCGGATCATCTGCCTCTGTATGCCCCGCCCCCTGTACGCCTTACCTACTCCGCAACGCCCTAGATATATGCCGTCCTCCAACTGTTGAGATGGAGATAAACAACTGAAGCCCACAGCCAAGTCTGCGTGATACGCCACCCACCACACCCCGTCTTCGGGAAAGTACAGCCCGTCAGCCGGTAGACAAGCCTTCTGCATTACTTTTAGCAGTTGTTTGTTGTCTGGGTCTGAAGCGTCGATTTGTCGGTAAGTAATCTTCATGGCACATTACGTATCAAACTCTGCTTTGAACACATCTCGGTCTTGTATAGATGTTTCAATACGTCGCCGTAAGTAAACGACCTCGGCCTGTAGAGCGAGCATTTCTTTAGACACTAAATCAGCCTCATCCCACAAGCCCTGCTCGCGGATCTTAGCCAGCGCCAAAAAAACGTCGTCGCCCCATAGGTTTTTCATGTCTCCCTCCTCGCCCGAATCGCTTCGGCACAATCATTTCCATTGGCGTGCATCCACCCATCACACACCTTCGCACACGCCTCGCGCTCACGTTCAGCAACTTGCCATTCTAGTTCTGTCAGCAAGTCCTCAATCGTATCGCCATGACCCGTGGCGTAGCCTTTGTGGATTATCCACCGGGCGACTTTCTCCCGCTCGGCAGCGGCAACGAGGGCGGCGAAGCGTTCAAGGTCACCTAAGTAGACATTAAGCGGGTTCATTGGATGCCCGCCCATGTAGATGTCCGCCTCCCGCGCCATCTTGATGATGTCATCTCTGTTCATTTCACATCCTCATAGGTTCCATCCCGA